CAAGAGAAGCTGCCGAGGCTAGGAAAAGTCCGGATCATAAAGAAGGACGAATCCTATATAATAAACCAGTTAGTGAAATGACAAATGATGAAATCATGAAACTAACCCGGCGGATTAATTTAGAAAAGCAGGTACGAGACATACATCCAAGCGCATACAAGAGGGGTATGAATATCGCTAAAGACATAACTGCTGCTGGAGTGACCATAGGGGGACTATATGCTCTGACACAAACACCAGTAGCTGGAAGAATTGCTAATGCTGGTTTGACCAAAAAGATTGTTAAACGGGCTGTTCAGTCGCCATTAGCTAAAGCTATCGCTAAAGCCGTAGCTAAAGCGGCCCTAAAAGTAGGGTAAAATCAAAATGAGAGTTGGATAAACATGGCTTTGTCAAATACAGCAACCCCAAAATATTATGCCATCTTTCGTGACGCTGTATTGCGAGGCGACATCCCCGTATGTAAAGAAATTTCTATGGAGATGAACCGAATTGACGAACTCATCGCAAACCCCGGAGTATATTATGATGATAGAGCCGTCGATGGGTACGTCGATTTTTGCGATCACGAACTGACACTTACCGATGGGTCTGATCTATCACTATTAGACACTTTTAAGTTATGGGCCGAACAAGTATTCGGCTGGTATTACTATGTTGAGCGAAGCGTATATGTCCCCAGTAAGGACAATCATGGCGGTAAGTATGTACTTAAGATGATTAAGAAACGCCTTACAAGTAAACAGTATCTCATCGTTGCTCGTGGCGCAGCTAAGTCTATGTATGGTTCTAGCATTCAAAGTTTCTTCTTAAACGTCGATACGTCCACCACACATCAAATCACAACCGGTCCAACGATGAAACAAGCGGACGAAGTCATGTCCCCGATCAGGACCGCCATTACTCGTGCACGAGGACCACTGTTTGAATTCCTAACCGAAGGCTCATTACAAAACACCACAGGCTCTAGAGCCAATCGTGTTAAGTTAGCCTCAACCAAAAAGGGAATTGAGAACTTCCTTACGGGGTCAATCCTAGAAATAAGACCAATGAGCATCGACAAACTGCAAGGTCTTAGACCTAAGATCTCGACGGTCGATGAATGGCTTTCTGGTGACATCCGTGAGGACGTGGTCGGTGCGATTGAACAAGGGGCGTCCAAGTTAGATGATTATCTAATTATTGCTATGAGTTCAGAAGGGACAGTTCGTAACAGCAGTGGTGATACAATCAAAATGGAACTAATGGACATTCTAAAGGGGGACTACATAAATCCCCACGTATCAATCTGGTATTATAAATTGGATACTATTGAAGAAGTCAACGATCCGTCTATGTGGTTAAAGGCGAATCCCAATCTCGGTAAGACTGTCTCCTATGAAACCTATCAGTTAGACGTGGAGAGAGCAGAGAAAGCACCGGCGGCTAGGAATGATATTCTAGCTAAGAGATTCGGCATTCCGATGGAAGGGTATACGTATTTCTTCACCTACGAAGATACGTTGCCTCATCGACGACGTACGTTCTGGTCTCTACCTTGTGCTCTGGGCGCCGACTTCTCTCAAGGGGATGACTTCTGTGCCTTTACGTTTATGTTCCCTCTTAAGACTGGGTCATTTGGTGTAAAAACTCGCGCTTATATTACATCCCTAACCTTAATGAAATTACCTGGAGCTATGCGTACCAAATACGATCAGTTTATAAAAGAAGGCAGTCTTATCGTCCTCGATGGTACAGTTCTAGATATGATGGAAGTCTATGATGACGTGGATAAACACATAATTGATTCGGGTTATGATGTTCGTTGCTTTGGTTTTGACCCATATAATGCGAAAGAGTTCGTTGCCAGATGGGAAGCTGAGAATGGACCATACGGAATTGAAAAAGTAATACAGGGATCGAAGACCGAGTCGGTTCCTCTAGGTGAACTTAAAATCTTAGCTGAAGAACGTATGCTTATATTTGATGAGGAGCTAATGTGTTTTGCTATGGGCAATAGTATAACTCTAGAGGATACAAATGGTAATCGGAAGCTATTGAAGAAGAGGTACGAGCAAAAGATTGATAGTGTTTCCGCATTAATGGATGCCTATGTAGCATATAAAGCTAATAAAGATGAGTTTGAATAGGCGGGACGGTTATGTACGGGGAAGTGGAAACGAAATAAAGCACTTTGGCATTCTCGGTATGCACTGGGTGTTAGATCATCACAAAAAAGATATTCGAACATTAAGTAGTAAGGAGGCTAATAATAATGAATCAAGTTCAAAATGAATTAATGCATTATGGTGTTCTTGGTATGCATTGGGGTAAACGCAAAGCTCAAGCTAAAGCTTGGGGGAAAGAAGCCAAAACCACGATCAGGAATGGTATTAAGCATCCTAATTTAAGTAATCAGGCAAACCGAGCTTCTATGCGATCAGCCAGTACCAAAGACAAACTTAGACGATCATTTTTGTATCAAAGTACTAAGGACCTCAAAGATGTTAATGCTCGAGCTGCGGCATTGATAGCTGCTAAGCAAATTAAAACTAAGCCAATTAAGAACATTGACAGTAAGAAAGTGGCCCTTGGCAAGTCTATTGTTCGTGGTACGCTACTCGGTACTCTGGCAGGGGTTGCTGTTATGGCAGTTACTAAAAACGAAAAAGCTGGCCAAGTGGCGTCAAATGCTGTGTTTGTGACTAGTGTTTTAAATTCTCGTAAGAAGTACTATGGTACCAACCAACCAAGAAAAAAATAGTAAGGAGGTGCTGTTGTGGCGGAGTCAATGGGTACAAGACTTAAACATGCATGGAATGCTTTTAAGAACCGAGACCCTACGGAAGTTTATACCCAGCAAGGCCTAGGCTATTCGTCGTCATCTAGACCCGACCGAATAAAAGCATACACTACAAATGCTCGATCAGTTATTAGTGCGGTGTATAGTCGTATCGCCTTGGATGTAGCATCGGTTACTATTCGACATGTGCGGCTAGATCAAAATGAGAGATTTGTTGAGACTATTTCTTCTGGACTAAATGAATGTCTTACGTTAGAAGCAAATACGGATCAAACCAGTCGAGCGTTTGTTCAAGACATTATATTGTCGATGTTTGACGAAGGGGTTGTGGCCGTAGTTCCAGTGGAAACAACAGCAGACCCAACATTTTATGGGGCTTTTGATGTAAATAGTTTTAGAACTGGTCGTATCATAAACTGGTATCCTAAACATGTGCGCGTAAGACTCTATAACGAGAGAACCGGGGCTCACGAAGAAATTACCCTACCCAAAAGTATGGTAGCTATAATTGAGAATCCGCTATATTCCGTTATGAATGAGCCCAACGGCACGTTAAAACGACTCATTAGGAAGTTGACGCTTCTGGATTCAATAGATGAGCAAAGTGGATCTGGTAAACTCGATCTAATAATTCAACTTCCGTATGTTATTAAAACCGAAGCTAGGCGTGAACAAGCAGAGACACGCCGAATGGACATTGAAAGACAACTGTCTGGTAGTAAGTACGGTATCGCATATACCGATGGTACCGAGCGTGTTACACAACTTAATCGTCCCGTCGAGAATACCCTTATGGACCAAGTTCAGTACCTAACGAGTATGCTGTATAGCCAGTTAGGATTAACTGAAGATGTGTTCTCTGGTAAAGCCGATGAGAAGACTATGTTGAATTATAATAATAGAACTGTGGCGCCACTTCTGAATGCGATAATAGACGAGTTTAAGAGAAAATTCTTGACTAAAACCGCACGAACCCAGAAACAATCCATTATGTACTTCAAAGACACATTTAGCCTTGTTCCGGCTACTCAATTGGCGGAGATCGCTGATAAGTTTACTAGGAATGAGATCCTATCGTCGAATGATTTCCGAGCCATACTCGGATACAAACCCGATCCTAATCCAAAATCGGATGCCCTAATTAATAAGAACATAGCGGACAAATCTTTAGCAAGTGGTCAAAGCTTTATTAACGCGGCCACCAATGCGAATCAAAATGGGGAGGAACAGTAATATGCCGAATACCAAATTTGACTTTAGTGGATATGCCACTAAAAACGGTCTTAGATGTGCCGATGGCCGCATAATTATTAAGGACGCATTTAAGCATCAAAGTGGTAAAACAGTACCCTTAGTATGGCAGCATCTTCACAATGAACCTGCAAATATCCTCGGTCACGCTATTCTCGAGAATCGTGAAGACGGAGTCTATTGCTATGCGGTGTTTAATGACACTGAAGCAGGACAAAATGCAAAAGCACTAGTTGACCATAAGGATATTTCAGCCCTATCCATCCATGCCAATCAATTAAAACAAAAGGGTGCGGATGTGCTTCATGGCATGATTCGAGAAGTTAGTCTCGTTCTTGCAGGAGCTAATCCCGGTGCTTTGATTGATAATCTGAGCTTTGCCCATGGCGATGGTTCCTTTGTCGATGACGAAACCGAGGCTATTATCTATACGGGTCTTGAGTTTGAGCATGCTGATGGTGGATCAGAAATGACGCCAGAAATGATGATGAAAACGAAACCGGAAACGATGATGCGAATGATGTCTCGTATGATGTCTGAAATGACACCAGAAATGATTTTAAAAATGACGTCTGAAATGCCACCAGAAATGGTGTCTCGAATGATGTCTGACATTAATTCTGATGAGCAAAGAATGATGCATGCTGCTGGCGACGATAAGGCAACTGCCGACGAAAAAACATTAGGTGATGTATTTGACACCTTCACTGAGGAACAGAAAAATGTAGTTTATGCCCTTATCGCTAAGGCTATTGAGGGCGAGGATGAGGACGCCGGGGAAGATGATGTCCAACACAACGACTCTGAGGACTCCGGAGAGAAAACCATCGCTGAGGTATTTGATACGCTCACCGAAGAACAGAAAAATGTGGTCTATGCAATGATTGCCCATGCAGTTGACGGGGAAAACCTCGATCATGGTAATGATGAAGGAGATGTAAATATGAAAAACAACGTATTTGATAACACAGCCGAACAGGGTAATTCCGCAAACACTCTCACTCACGATCAAATGAGCGAAATCGTTACTGATGCTAAACGTTTCGGTTCTTTGAAGGATAGCTTTATTTTCCATGCTACCGAATATGGCTTTGACCCAATCGATGTACTGTTCCCGGATGCTGTGTCAACCAATGTCAATGGTCCCGAAACTCTTAAGCGAGAGGACACCTGGGTTAGCATCGTTCTTGCAGAAGCAACTCATACTCCATTTGCCCGAATTAAGACCACTGTGGCCAACATTACTGCTGATGATGCTCGTGCTAAAGGTTATGTAACTGGTACACTTAAGAAAGACGAGATCATTCCGCTGCTTAAGCGCGTAACTACACCCACAACCATCTATAAGAAACAAAAGTTGGATCGCGATGACATGGTTGATATTACAGACTTTGATGTCGTAGTATGGCTTAAGAATGAAATGCGCGGAATGTTGAATGAAGAACTTGCCCGTGTTATTCTCGTTGGCGATGGACGATCTGCGGCAGACGAAGACAAAATTAATGAACTGAACATTCGT